ACCATCTTTATAATAAATTAAAGTTATATCAACCTTATCCCAAACAAAAAGACTTTCATAATTCTGGGTCGCAGTTTCGAGAGCGTATGTTAATTGCTGCAAACCAAGTAGGAAAGACTTGGTGTGCTGGTGCAGAGGTAGCTATGCATATGACTGGTCAATATCCTGATTGGTGGGATGGATATCGTTTTGATAAACCAACAAAATGGTGGGTAGCAGGTGTTACAGGTGAAAGTACAAGAGATAATCCTCAAAGGGTGTTGCTTGGTCAAAAGAGAAACTATGGTACTGGTATGGTTCCTCTTGATTGCATTGAAGCTGTCCAACTCGCAAGGGGAACTCCAGACTTGGTTGACAACTTTACTGTCAGGCATGAGTCAGGGGGTTTATCGTATTGTTGGCTCAAGTCTTATGAGAAAGGTCGTGAGAAGTGGCAAGGGGAAACATTAGACGGAGAATGGTATGATGAAGAGCCTCCTATAGATATTTATACAGAGGGTTTAACCAGATTGAATGTTAGTCAAGGCCCTGTGTTAATTACCTTTACACCATTGCTAGGTATGTCAGAAGTGGTAAGAAGATTCTTGCAACCAACAGAAGGTGGTAAGAAAACTAGACATTATGTTCAAATGACGTTAGATGATGCAGATCATTATGATGATGAACAAAAGAAAAAGATACTAGAACAATATCCAGCACATGAGAGGGAAGCTCGTACTGCTGGTGTACCAATGTTAGGAAGTGGTCGTGTTTACCCAATTAACGAAGAGGATATTACTTTCAAAATATCAGATTTTAAATCTGGGTTTCCATCTTACTGGCCTTGCATTGGCGCTGTTGACTTTGGGGATTGGGATCATCCTATTGCTGCTGTCTTTGCTAGGATTGATCGTGATTCTGATACATTGTATATCTATGACTGTTATAGGCGTAGCAGGGAGAAGTTGGCGGTACATACAAAAGCAGTAAGGTCTAGAGGAGAGTGGATCCCTATTGCGTGGCCTCATGATGGTCATAAACATGATCGGCAATCTGGTAAACCTATATCAGAACTATGGAGACAAGATGGTGTTCGTATGTTAAAAGAACACGCACAATGGGAAAAAGGTGGTTTCTCTGTTGAAGCTGGTGTTACACAATTACTGGACAGAATGGAGACAAATAGGATAAGAATAGCAGACCATCTTGCCGATTGGTGGGAAGAGTTTAGAATGTACCATCGCAAAGATGGAAAGATTGTAAAAGAGAAAGACGATCTTATGGATGCAACTAGGTATTGTATTATGTCATTAAAATATGCAAGACTACCAGGTGATTCACAAAGACGACCTGAGGTATTAATGACTATTGGTGATTATGACGTATTACAATAATTAAGGGATATTATGGCACAAGAATATACAGGTAGAGAACTAATTGAAAGATTTGAATCATTGCGTAACAATAGACGCACTTGGGAAGATCATTGGCAGGAATTAGCAGATCATTTAATACCAAGAAAAGCAACAATTACAACAGTACGTACTCCAGGAACTAAAGCCCATACTAAAAGGTTTGCATCAGAACCTATGCATGCTTTAGATGTTTTAGCAGCAAATTTACAAGGAACGCTAACTAGTCGTTCTTTTAGATGGTTTGATTTACAAATTGCTAACAATGATGAATTAAACAAAGTACCAGCAATACGTCAATGGCTACAAGAAAGCTCTAAAAGAATGTGGAACGCTATTAATGCGTCTAACTTTCATTCTGCTGTTCATGAATTTTATATTGACCTTACTGGTTTTGGTACAGCTTCTATTATGTGTGAGCCAACACCAGGGCCAAAAAAATATAATGGGTTACAATTTGTAACACATCCTATAGAAAGTTACGTTTTTGAAGAAGATTACTGGGGTAGAGCTAACGCCTGTTGTTATATTTATGCGTGGACTACTCGACAAATACGTAAAAGATTTCCTGATTTTGAGTTACCAGAAAAAATGCAAAATGCCCATGAGAGCAATCCCCATGAGAAGTTTCCATTCTTGCATTGGATATTGCCTAGAGGTGACAGAGATCCTTACAAAGTAGATACTAAAAATATGGAGTATGCTTCTTGTTGGGTAGATATTACTAGCGCAGAGATAGTGGAAGAAAGCGGTTACAATGAAATGCCAAGTATGGTAACACGCTGGAGCCGTAATAGCGGTGAAGTCTATGGTAGAGGTCCAGGCAATACAGCATTGGCTGATATTAAGGTTTTAAATAAGTCAACTGAATTAGAGTTAAATGCATGGGCAAAATTCATTGACCCACCGTTTTTTGTGCTAGATGATGGAGTTATTGGCAAAGTGGATTTAAGGCCAGGAAAAGGAACCATTATTAGAGATAGAGATGCACTGTGGTTTTACGAGTTCCGAGGCCGTGCCGATATAGGCCGTATTAAATTCCAAGAATTACGTGAAGGTATACGTAAAACTTTTTTTGCTGACCAATTAGAGTTGCCACGTTCTGACAGAATGACGGCAGAAGAGATACGAACACGTGTTGAGCTTATGCAAAGAGTACTAGGCCCAACTTTAGGAAGGTTAGAAACAGAGTTTCTTAATCCTTTAATAGATCGTGTTTTTGGTATTTTAGAAAGAGGCGGTGCATTGCCAGAGGCACCTGAAGAATTAATAGAAGCCTTTGGCAACAGTCAATCTATAGATGTTAAGTATAGCGGTCCTTTAGCTAGATCTGAAAGAATGTCTGAGGTCTTTTCTGTACAAAGACTGTATGAGAGCTTGGCACAAGCAGCACAAATTGACCCAACTGTTTATGATATTATCAATCATGAAGAAGCTGCTAGGTTTATGGCAGATAATCAAGATGTACCAGAAACAATATTACGTTCCCCTGATGAAATGGAAGAGATGAGAAATGCACGTGCTGAAGCACAGCAAACGCAAACTCAACAACAACAAGGCGTGGAACAAGCACAGATTATAGAAAGTTTAGCAAGAGCAGATAAATTAACTAGAGAATGATTGCATTAAAAAAAGTAGCGGAGCTTTATCAAAAGGTTTTATCGACTCCTGATGGACAAGAGTTGATGAAAGAAATGTATCGTCAATACGGTAAACGGCTATCCTTTGACCCAGACTCAGATAGAAAAACTGCGTTCAATGAAGGCCAACGTAGCGTATATCTTCGAATGATACATTTATCTAATTTAAATCCTAACACTATTGAAACAGAAGCAGAAAGGTTAACCGATGACTGATGAAAGCAATGTAGACGATACTACACCAACACCTGCAAGTGAGCCACAGTCTTTGCAGGATATGTTACCAGCAGAATTAAAAGATATTAACGCTTTAAAAGATTTTAAAACAGCAGCAGACTTAGCAAAGTCTTATGTTAACACTAAAGAAAAAATTGGGTCTATGGTAACAATACCTGGAGATGATGCTGATGGTGAAACAAGAGCAAAGTTTTATAATCGTATTGGCAGACCAGAAACTATAGATGGTTATGATTTTGCACCAAAAGCTGTAGAAGGTTTAGAAGGTGTAACTGCTGTTAATGATGCTAATGTAAAAGCATTTAAAGAAAAAGCGCATGAACTTGGTTTAACTAAAAAACAAGCTAACGGTATGATGGATCATGTTCAATCTGGCTTTAGTCAACAACTACAAGAACAAGCAAGACAATTAGCTGAGTCTGCTGATAAAGCATCAAAAGAACTCAGAACAGAATGGGGAGTTAATTATGATAAAAATATGGGTAATGTTGATACAGCATTATCTCAATTTTTTTCTAAAGAAGATGGTGCTTTGTTAAAACAAGCATCAGCACAATACCCAGGATTAATGAAAAGTTTATCGCAAATAGGTTCACAAATATCAGAAACACCAACGAGCAGAGAGGGAACAATGTCTAATTCAGCACCAACTAGAGAAGATGCAAAAGCAGAAATACAAAAAATACAAGGCGATAAAGAACATCCATACTGGAACAAACAACATCCTAATCATAAACAAGCTGCTGAAGTTATGAATCAGTTATACAAAAAGGCTTATGATAATGTCGAATAATCCAGAAAGAGAAGATTTTTTTAGATTAGAATCGTTAAGATTAGCTTGTAATATGGCAACTGCTAATACTGGAATACTAGAAAATGCAGAAAAATATTACGAATGGCTATTGAATGAACCAAAAACTAAAAAAAACACTAGAAAAACATCTTCAAAGTAAGTATTAATATAGTAAGGATTACTTTTTCTAAAGCCCTGACCCTATCGCAAGGTACGTTTCAGAAGCACGTTAGCTTCCAGGATAGGCCCAAAATTTTTTGGATTACTTATACCGCTTAATTTTGTCTATTAACTAGGAGAAAGTAATGAGTACTGAAATCCCAGTCTCTTTTGTGGAACAGTTTAAAGATAACTTTATTCTGCTTTCACAACAGAAAGGATCTCGTATGCGTGGTGTAGTGCGAGATGATCCTGATTTTCTTCGTGGCAAAGCAGGGTACTTCGATAGAATTGGCTCAACAGCCATGCAACGAAGGACCTCACGTCATGCGGATACACCGTTAATTTCAACCCCCCATAGTAGAAGGCGAATTACGCTTGAGGACTATACTTGGGCTGATCTTATCGACACAGCAGATAGAGCAAAAATGTTGGCAGACCCTGAGGGTACATATGTCCAAAATGCTGTATATGCTGCTGGCAGACAAATTGATACTGCCATTTATGGTGCTTTTGGTGGAAATGCTTATTCAATGGATGAGGATGACGCTGCAAGCACAGTCGCTTTACCATCTGGTCAAAAAGTAGCGGTTAATAACCATACTTTTGATTCTGGTTCTGGCGATGTAGGGTTAACTGTTGGTAAACTCTTAGCTGCAAAAGATATTCTTTTAACAGCTGATGCAATAGATGATGATGAACCATTGTTTTGCGTTACCAGTGGTAAACAACTTATGAAACTAATGACTGAAACTACTGTTACAAGTAGAGATTTCACAGATGTGCAAGCTCTAGTTCAAGGTAGAGTTAATCGTTTCATGGGCTTTCAATTTGTGCGTTATGAAAGTTTAAGCACTGACTCAAGTAGTGATCAATTAGTTTACTGCTTCAGCAGAAATGCTGTTGGTCTAGCAATGGGCCAAGACGTCAATGTCAAAATTTCAGAACGTGCTGACAAAAACTATTCAACACAAATTTACTGTGAGCTATCTGTAGGTGCAACCAGGATAGAAGATGAAAAAGTTGTTGAAATAGCTTGTGATCCAACTTAGAGGGAGAGATAGAAAATGGCTGTAACAACTGAACATTATTATGACGGGAATGGATCTTCCACCACCTTTCCCTATATATTTCCATATTATAAGACCTCTGATATTAAAGTATTAGTAGGAGGCAATTTAAAAACTGAATCAACACATTATAACGTAACTGGTACTAATATTGTTTTTACAAGTGGTAATATACCACCTGTAGGTACTAGGAACGTGCGTATTTACAGAGAAACTGATGTAGACACATCCAAAGCAACTTTTGCTCCTGGGTCATCTATCAGAGCTACTGATTTAAACAACAACGAATTACAACTTTTATATAGAGCACAAGAACAAGATCAAAAAATAACTACATCTAAATTTGCAGCTGATAGTTTAGATACGTTAGCGGATCAAATAACTGCTAACGAACCAACATGGTTGACTGATATTGGAATTGTTGCAGGTGACTTAAGTCAATCTTCTGATTACGGTCAAATAACAGGTACTCTATCTAATACAGCTACTACAGGTAGTATTGAGACTGTA